TGTATATCAAATATTTTAATTTCGACGGAACAACCGGTAACTTATTTGTAACTGCAATTGGTAACAATACCATTTAACCAAACCTGTTGCTTTTAACGCAGTATCATAGTATACTTGTTGAGTAAAACTCAATAAATACACACTATGATATTTGGATACTTTACCCTTTTCATTGCACTGGTCATCAGTACCGTAGCAGCCTACTATAGTATTGTAGGTCTCACAGCAATCTTCTCTGCCGCAGTTATTCCAATTCTGATCATGGGCGCTAGCCTGGAAATTGGTAAAGTAACTGCCGCGGTATGGTTAAAGATGAACTGGACTCGTGCCAGCTTGCTCTACAAATTCTACCTAGTACCTGCTGTGGCATTCCTAATGTTACTAACCAGTATGGGTATCTTTGGTTTCCTAAGTAAAGCACACAGTGATCAAAGTTTGGTAAGCGGGGATAGTCAAGCAAAAGTCGCAATCTATGATGAAAAAATTCGAACAGCAAAAGAAAACATTGACTCTAACCGTCAGCAACTTAAACAAATGGATGAAGCGGTGGACCAAATCATGGGCCGCAGTACATCAGAAGAAGGTGCGACCAAGGCAAACAATATACGTAGGTCTCAACAACGGGATCGCGGTGCGTTGGCCCGTGACATTGAAACCAACCAGAAGCTCATTATCCAACTTAACGAGGAGGCCGCGCCACTACGTGCGGAGAATCGTAAAATCGAAGCGGATGTTGGCCCGATAAAATACATTGCGGCATTGGTTTACGGGGACAATCCTGATGCAGGAGTACTTGAAAAAGCGGTACGTCTAGTGATCATTATTATTGTTATGGTGTTTGATCCGCTGGCCCTAGTGTTGATCTTAGCAGCACAGCAAAGCATACGCTGGGCCCGGGAAGAGAAGGACGACAACAGATCTGGCGAGATCACCAAAGATACGCAACCTTCCGGATCATCGGCTACCATAGATGAACAAATCGAACGCTTAACTGAAGAGCCCGAACCCGAAAAGTCGTTTTGGGAACGTCACCCTTATCTGCTAAAGCCATTTGAACATTTCAAAAACCTCAAGCCCGTGGTCGCCGAAAAAAGCGAGCACACTATCATGGAAGATGCAGTCGAAGCTATTCAGCCCGAAATTTATGCCGGTAATCCAGAAGACTTTAAAGAGCCATGGAGCAATGAAGAAAAGGCTAACTTAGCCAAGGCAATGGAAGGTTTCTTTGAACAGAACAAAGTAGAAGAGCCAACAATCCTAGCCGCAGGTGTCGATGTTGTTGATCGCCCCGGTGATTATATTGATCCCGAAGACCACGAAGTACACTATTACGAAGGGTCAGATCATTTACACTACAATGGTAAAAACTACGGAATAGAATCTTTCAAGGTAATGCACCCTGAATTAGCAATACTAGCAGATAATCATCCTTCGCTAGCACCACCTGCTAAAGCCAGCTTTGGAAATGAATTTCCAACCAACCCCAGCAAAGGGGACTTATTCTTACGCACAGACTATCTGCCAAACCGCCAGTTTAAATACAACGGCACCAAATGGCTTGAAGTTGAAAAAACAACTGAAGTCTTTGCCTATGATGAACAATACATTCAACATCTAGTAGAAAAAATTGCTAGCGGGGAATACGATGTTGATGAGCTGTCGGATGTTGAGCGCGATCAAGTGGCTGAATATTTGAAAAAATCCAATCCCGCTCAATCTGAGTAAATACATATATGTCATATCACAAACCAAAATCTATTAGAGGCTGCGCCGTAGTCGTGCAAAACGACCAAGTGGACAAGGCCTTGCGTAAGTTCAAAAAGAAGGTAGCCGATTCGGGCCTACTAGAAGAACTTAAAAGCCGCCAGTTTTACGAAAAACCTACTACGGAACGTAAACGCAAAAAAGGTGCAGCACAAGCACGTTGGCGCAAAAAACTTCGCGATCAGCAGTTACCTAAAAAACTCTATTGAGGTGATCAGTGAAATCCAAACTAGTTGGACTTATCGTTGATGCTAATGTTAACATCGACGTTTTCGTATGGTCTTTGTATTATCTAAACAATCAATCACATTATTATTATCACGGATTTGATTATTGGTTTAGCGTAAACGAAGATCCATTTGATCGGGTTAATTTAACTGACCACTTGGTTGCGGAAATCGAATTTGATGGGTCGGCTTCAACTGACGAAGCACGTGAACAACTGGTGGCATTAAAGTCAGCAGACGAACACGACGGACTGCGAGTATTTGCTACACGCATTTTGCACAATAATCAAATTAACCTAGAAGTTATTGATTTAATGAAAGAGCATTGCGATTCTATTATGGTCGTAAGTTCTTTTAATACTCCTACTCTCTACAACAACAAACTACAAAAAGAACTTGAGTTCATGCTAGATGATTTTATGGAAACATATTTCATTGACTCAAAATCTAATTGGGATGATGTTGAAAACACAGCATGGGATCGTAGAGAATACATTGGATTGAACTTCCGTCCCTATATCAGTATTGATCCTGCCGCTGCAATTGATCTGGATTCCTTCCAGCATCTTAAATTAAACTACGCAGATATCTACAGCAATCTTGATTCTAAGATATCCAGCATATTTGAATTTATTGGTTGCGATATTGACAGCACCAAGTTGGATCATTGGAATTCTATTTACAGTGAATGGCGTGAGTCATACAGAGATATTGTAATCTGGGACCAGGATTTCAAGGATATTGTTGCGGATATTGTTGCAGGCCGCGAACGTGATTTAACTGAATATCGTCTTGATATTTTGCGTGAAGCTGCAATTCTAAATGAGCTGCTATACAAACATAATCTCAGCATCAAAGGTTATGGGCTAGAAACTCTACCTGCAAATACAAAAGAAATACACGATCTGCTTGAACCCAATTTCCACACACTAGCCGAATACTGATGTACATTGAGTTTGATTTGGGCCGGGAGTATGTGGCTGCTTCGGTAAAACTCAAACAGATCAGTCTAGCAGTGGAAGCCTGGGCTAATCGGCACGAAATAAAGTACGCATATAAAATAGTCAAATTTACTGTTCGCATTGTATTTAACAGCGACGACCTCTGCAACTTTTTTGCCCTAAGCTATGACGGTCCGGGCAAATTTCGTATAGTAGATCCCCTAAATAATTTGACATAGAGATTGATTCAAGTATAATAAATAATTGTGTAGTGCCAATAATGGGCTACACTTCAAAAGTCATAACTTGCTTAATAAAGGAGATATACTATGACACAATTCACCCTTCACACTCTCGACTTACCTAGCCTACATCGTCATGCAATCGGATTTGATCGCATGTTTGAAGAACTGAATCGCACCTTTGCGAACAGCGCATCAGGCGGTAATTACCCTCCCTACAACATTGCCCAACTTGACGACACTCACTATGTTGTTGAAGTGGCAGTTGCAGGATTCAAAGAGGACGAGATTGATGTAGAACTAAAGGACAGCTTACTGACTGTTACTGGCGAACGTGCCAAGTCAGATGATGTTGAGGAACCAAAATACCTACACAAAGGTATCAGTGCCCGAAACTTCACACGCACCTTTAACTTGGCCGACAACGTAGAAGTACGTGCTGCTGTGGTAACAAACGGTATTCTGGCAATCGCGCTGGAACACATTGTGCCCGAGGAGAAGAAGGCCAAAAAGATCCAGATTACTTATCAGAAGTAAATAACGACTTACAGTTATTATAATGATAACGTAAAAGGTTCCCGTGCCCACCTGTTAATCCACAATGTGGGCACGTGGATTTAACTTTAGGCTTACGCATATTTTTTCGAGTTTCCTCAGACTTGGGCTTTTTTCCGGACTCCGACATTTTGCGTTTTGATTCTTCTGAGTACTTTACAACTCCAGATATTCCTTTATTCCACGCAGGTCTTCCAAGGTTATGTTTTCCTAAACTTGACGGACCGCCACCAAGAATAATATTGTAAGTATCGGATCTTTTAATGTATTCTTCGTTGACTAATTCAATTTCTTTTTGATTCATATCTTCGAATGTGTCAAAGATATAGAGGATTTCTTTTTTAAAAGAATCTCGACCATATTTTTTGATAGCATTAGTTAAACGTTTACCAGATCCGAGATATCCGTCATCTAAATTGGTACTTGAGTGTTGTCCGATGTATTCGAACCCGTTGACAATGTTAGTGGTCCTATATATAATATAGTAAATACACATGCTGATGCTCCATCAAAGCGTTAGAGTAGTTGGATACGCCAATATCGCGAACTACATCAATATTTATCAATTAAGACGAATTATGACAGATACAGTAACCGACACCCGTGTCAAGATTTCCCCGAATTTCAAAATCAAAGAGCCCAGTCAGTTCCGTGTCATTTACGTAAATGATAACGTGACTACAATGGAGTTTGTAGTTGAAACTCTTAAGAACATTTTCAACTATGACAACAGTGGGGCTGAAGTAATCACTACAAAGATTCATGAGGAAGGCTCGGCTGTGGTTGCAGTACTGCCTTATGAAATTGCAGAACAAAAAGGTGTTGAAGTGACTTTGCTGGCACGACAACATGG